CCGCAGTGGCTCAGGTGCCGACGACGGCACTGACCGGCAAGGTGGCGAACCTGTCCGCGGACGCGATCGCCGAGCTGCGGGCGGGGCTGACGCAGAAGGTGTCGGAGCGGCAGAAGCTGTTCGGCAAGGCGCACGCGCAGGCGCTGCGACTGGCCGCGCATCTGGAGGGCGACGAGACGGCCGCGAACGACTTCCGCAGCCGGGTGACGTGGCAGGACATGCAGATCCGGTCGCTGGCGCAGGCGGTGGACGCGCTCGGCAAGGCCGCGCAGATGCTCGGCATCCCGCCGAAGGCGCTGTGGAGCCGCATCCCGGGTGTGGAGAAGGCCGACGTGGACGAGTGGGAGGCGATGGCCGCCGAGGGCGATGCTTTCGCCGGCCTGACGAACCTGCTCGAGCAGCAGGCGGCATCGCTGTGACATGGCGACCACCGACGTCCTGACCCGCAACTACCGGCGGCAGGACATGAACCTGCGCGCCGCGACGCTGCGGGATCTGCAGCGGCTGTGGCCGGCACTGGACTTCGCTCGCATCGACGAGACGTTCCCGGCCTGGCTTGGCGGTGCAGTCACGGTCATCCGGCGCGACCGCAACCGGGCGGCCGGGCTCGCAAGCGCCTATCTGCGGGCCTACCGGCTTGCGTCCGGGGTGCCGGGAACCGCGAAGGTCGTGCTGGCCGATGCGGAGCCACTGGAGCAGATCGAGACCTCACTGCGGGTCACCACCGCCGTGTCGGCCAAGAAGGGCGCAGCGGCCGGGCAGAGCCTGGAGCAAATCCGCGCGAACGCGCTGGTGCGGTCCATGGGCGCGGCATCCCGGCATGTGCTCGACGGTGGTCGGATGACCATCCAGCAGTCGCTGGCCGCCGATCCGCAGGGCACCGGTTGGCGGCGCGTCACCTCCGGCACTGCCTGCGCCTTCTGTCGAATGCTCGCAGACAGGGGTGCCACCTTCTCTGCGGAGACGGCCGACTTCGCCGGCCACGACCACTGCAACTGTGGCGTCGAGCCTGTCTACGGCGGCGACCGGCGCAGCGTGAAGCGGTATACGCCAAGCCAGCGAACGGCCGGCATGAGCGACCAGCAGTACGAGGCGCACAAGGCACGGCTGCGGGAGTACCTGAACAAGAACTACCCGCGCACCTGAGTTTCCCGCCCCCGGTGGGCGGGCTGCAAGACGACCCCTGGAGGGTCAACCGCCACAAGACCCCTGGAGGGTCGCATGTCCGAAACACCCCCGGAGACGCCGGCCCCGGAGCAGGAGTCTCCCGAGCCCACGGCAGAGCCCGAGCAGTCGGACCAGGACACCCAGGAGGAGTCCGGGGACGACGACTCAGGCGAGAAGTGGGATGCCGAGAAGGCGAAGCGGCAGGTTCGCAAGCTGACCTCGGAGAACCGTGCTCTGCGCGAGCGCGCCAACAAGGCTCCCAAGCCTGAGGACGTGCAAGCCAAGGAGCAGCGGATCACCGAGTTGGAGCGGACCACTCTGAGGTACGAGGTCGGCTACGACCTCGGTCTGCCCAAGGCACTCGCCAAGCGTCTGCAGGGCAACACCCGCGAGGAGATGCTGGCCGACGCTGAGGAGTTGCTGGAGCAGGTGGCGCCCTCCAAGCGCCCCTCGACTCGCAAGCCCGCCGAACAACTGCGGGGCGGACTCCAGCCGGACACCGAGCCGGAGGAGACCGACGTCCGCAAGCTCGGCGAGCGGATGTTCTCACGCTGAACCACCGCACGGCCACCAGCCACGGAGGCCGACTTGCGGTCCACCCATGAACCACAGGAGGTTCCGCCGTGGCTAACACCGTATTCACCGCCACGCAGGCGGCGCGTTCGACGCTGGCTGCGCTGCGCTACCTCACCACGCTGCCCCGCACGGTGCGGCAGGACTTCTCCACGGAGTTCGTCGCCGGCCGCGGGCAGACCGTGAACGTGCTGGCGCCGCCCACCGTCGGCGCGTCCCGCACCTACACGGCGGCGAACCGCACCGCGCGCGACGCCATCGTGTTCGACGAGCTCGACCAGAACTGGGTGCCGATCACCATGGACAGCCAGGTCTACAAGGCCGTGCGGCTGCCCGACGACTTCGCCACCTTCAACCTGGTGAGCCTCGAGCAGCAGGTGCTCCGGCCGCAGGCCGAGTCGGTCGTGGACGGCGTCACCGCGCCGCTCATCGCCGAGATGAACGGCGTGGCCATCGCCGCCACCACCGGCGCCGGATCCATCCCCGCGCTCGCCGCGGACGGCTCCAACGCCCTGCAGGTGCTGATCGCCGCCCGCGCGGTGCTCAACGCCCGCAAGGTGCCGATGGCGAACCGCTACTTCGCGGTGACGCCGGCGGCGGAGGCGGCGATCCTCAACGTCGAGCAGCTGCAGAAGGCCAACGAGGCCGGAACCGACGGGATGCTGCGGGAGGCCACCATCGGCCGCCTGTTCGGCTTCACGATCGTGTCCGACCCGAACCTGACCCGTTCGGTGGCCTACCACTCCGACGCCTTCGCGCACGTCACCCGGCCCAGCCGCAACCCCGAGGGCGCGGCGAAGTCGGCGACGGTCGCGCAGGACGGGTTCGCGCTGCGCTGGCTGCAGCACTACAACCCGCTGCAGCTGGAGGACCAGTCCGTGGTCGACACCTTCGTCGGTGCGGAGACGCTGGACGCCCAGCGCGCCGTCGCCGTCGCCGACCCGGTCTGATCCGACCGAACGGAGACTGACTGATGGCACTGCCTGCGCTCGCCGCTCCGGCCGACCTGGCCGCATGGATGGGCCAGGACATTCCGGCTGGCGATGCGCGAGCGTGGGCGGTGCTGTCGGCGGCTTCTGCGCTGGTTCGCGCCGAGGCCGGGCAGACGTGGGTCAACAACACCAACGACCTGACCGGCGTGCCCGACGAGGTCGCGGCCATCGTCGTGCAGGTGGCCGCCCGGGTCTGGGCCAACCCGACCGGTGCGGTGCAGTGGACCAAGGGGCCGTTCTCCGAGCGGTACAGCGACGACGCGGCCCTGGGCCTGTACCTGACCGACGCTGAGAAGTCCGCGCTGTCTCGCTACCGCAGCGCGGCTCCCAGCGGCCTCGGGGTGCTGTCCACCACTCGGGGCGACGACTACGCCGACACCGTGTACGTGCCGACCGGGCCGCCGCCGTCGGGCTACCCGTTCCCGTGGTACGACGCGGATGACCCGGTGGTGTGGGGCTGATGGAAGCCGTCGTCCTGAAGGTCTGGACGGTCACCACGTCCACCGACCTCGACGGCAACACCACCAGCACCCGGCTGGAGCGCGACATCGACGGCTGCCTGTTCGAGCCGCAGCAGACGGTGGAGCGCACCGACCCGCGCAGCCCAGGGGTTCTGTCGCCGGCGAAGTTCTACGCCCCGGAGCCGGTGCACCTGGACGCCGACGACGAGGTGGAGGCGGGCGGCACCACCTGGCAGGTCGTGGGCGGCTCGATGGTGTGGGGCACGCAGACGGAGATCCCGGTGCGGAGGGTCGGCTGATGGCGCGCGGTGGTGCGGTTCGGCTTGACCACGGCGGCATCGGTTCGCTGTTGAAGTCGAATGAGATGCAGGAGCTGGTCCGCGACACGGCCGACGCGGTCGCGGAGAACGTCGCGTCGCAAGGCCTGACCACGGAGGCCGGGGAGAACGTCACGGCCGAGGTGGAGCCGTACATCACCGACCGCGCGGCGGCTGCGGTGATGATCGACGGGCCGTGGGGTCTGGGGATGCAGGCCCGCCATGGAGCCTTGACCAAGGCTGCTTCAGCCGCTGGCCTCGAGGTGACGGAGAAGGACGCATGAGCGTCGCGACCAGGTTCACCAACCCGCGCACGACCACCCGCGCGCTGCTGGACGAGGCAATGACCGTCACCGTCGGCACCGCATTCCCGTCAGAGCGGCCCACCAACGGCTACGTGCAGGTGGGCTGGGACGGCACCCCGATCACCGCCTACCCGGCCACCATCCGCGCCACCGTGCGGGTCACCGCCTGGCACATCAACCCCACACCGGCCGAAGACCTCGCCATGGACGTGCTGTCCGTGCTGGGCGGCTCCGCAGAGGGCAACGGCAGCCTGTGGGCGATCCACCACCTGACCGGGCCGCTGCCCGGGCAGGACTCGGATTCGGGCTACTGGTTCGCCTACTCGACGTTCCGGGTGTCCCCGAAACCCTTCTGATCTGGTCGCGCCGCGACCACTGAACTGCGCGCACACATCCCCATCCACATGAGGAGTTAGCAGCATGGCTGGAGATCCCGCCAAGACAGGCGTGTGGGGCGGCGCTGACGTTCTGATCGGCAGCCTCACCGCAACCGTGCCCGCCGCCGGCGCCCCGTTCGTGATGAACGAGAGCAGCGGCGGAACCGCCGGGGTGACCACCGAGTGGGACTTCGTGGGCCTTCTCGACGGCGGCGAGGGGTTCAGCGAGTCCATCGAGCAGGACTCCACCGACCACTCGGCGTGGGGGTACGGCGTCATCGCCACCACCTACGGCAACCAGAAGGTCACCAAGACCTTCACCGCGCTCGAGGACAACGAGACGGTGCTGAACCTGGTCTATGACGCCTCGGGCATGACCTTCAACGCCGACGGCACCTACTCC